GAAGCTGCCAAAACCCGAGCCGACAACGCACCATCGACAAAGGCATCCTCGGGTATCGAATTCGGTTCGGCATCGTGAAGCACGGCTGCAACGTGATTGGATCCTGTTACCGCCACCGTTCGCTGCGTGCTAGCCCCGATGAGGATCTGTTTCCCGAAGCTATTAGTTGGCCATGTCGCGGTTGTTAAGGCACTGAAAACGGCAGTAGGAATTGCATCAACCGCACCATTAGCCGTCAGCGCATTGGCCCCAAGCTCTGCAATCGCCCCGCCGACCGTGATATCGAGACTGCCGAAGTTATCCGGGAATGCCACAATCAAATCGGTCTTGGCCTTAATCGCTGCCACTTCGGTATCGATAAAATCATCGATCGCGTCAACGCTGGTTTGCGTTGCTCGGCTTCCAATGGTCGCATCAAGCCTACCTAGCTCCGTTGCAAGTTCTGTCCTAACACCGCCCGCTGTGAGAGTGCTAACCGCCCCTGCAAGAGCCGTGATCGTTCCTGTAGCCGTTGGTAAGCCGCCTGTTGTGTTGGTAGCGTTGGTCACAATCGCATCAAATACACTAGCCACCAAAACAGTATACCGATGCGTACCCATCGCTTGAGCCGAGTTATTGACCGTGATAACTAGCCGCCCTGCCGTGTCTGTGTTGCCGGTCGATAGAGCGATTAGGTAGTTCCCGTTATGCGAATGCGTTGCCGTCGCTGGACTGGCAAGAGCCGCTGTTGATCCGTTCTTGGTCAACTGAAAATCGCCGATAACCGCCGTGGTAATCGCAAGCCCTGCCGAGTCTAGGACTGGGCCAACTAGAACGGTTGCCGCTGTGGATTGTTTCAATAGCTGCATCAACAGTTACTCCCGCAAATAAGCCGCCGTCGTCGATTCGTTGTAGCTGCCGTTTCTTCCGTGTATCGCCTTTTGCGAATCATCGGCATATTACCCCGCCCGAGTTGCCATAGCTGCCGGATGTCGGCTGCATTCAGGGTGGTGCGAAAAATGCGGATATCGTCGAGTTGCACCGGAGAATGAGACCCAAACGAGCCGAACCGGCCAAGATTTAACTCTCGCGAACTCAACGAGTTCAAGCCGTTCGCCCATGCCTGAGAGCCTACTAAAATTCCATTGACATAAAAAAATGCAACTCCGTTCCCATAGCCGCAAAGCAAATGACTCCAGGAGCCTCGAATATCGACGCCAGAGTTAATAGAAACGAAGGTTCCGCTTAGGGCTAAATTAGCTTGCGCGTTTGTCGGGTTTCGGAAATCGATTCCGTTTGAGCCGGAGCTAGCTATTGGTATAGACGCTATGTAATTAGTACTTGCATTGCCTGGAACTCCTCTGGCCCACACGGAAAACGAAAGACTCCCGGAGAGGAGCGGAGTCGTGGCGACAACAAAATCATTCGACCCGTCGAAATCCAACGCCAACCTACCGCCATTTACAACCCAGTCGCTAGCGGGGTCCATGTTGGTCAGTGTTCCCCAATTGCCTCCGCGCAGGTCATGCAATCGCGTACCGCCTGGGCTTTGGAGCGACGGACACCACCAGCCCGCATCGGGGAATAATCGCGGGTGCAAAGCCTCCGAGCGACTGCGAGCGAAACCGGATTGGATCGTGGTTTGGAGCACTACTCGACAACCTTTTCGATTCTCGGCACAAGAATAACCCGCGAATCGTTGTTTGACGCCGTGCCTTCGTTTCGGAAAGCCTGCCCTAAATTATTGTCGACGATTGGAGCGACGTATCGGCCGGCTGGAGTCCAAATCACAGGAGCTTGCTGTAATACAGTATTTGCGTCGTTGGTGGCGAATAACGAAACCACCGGGGGCCCTGCTTGCCTTACGTTGGCGTCACCAGTTCCAAGCGTGTAAGCTGCGTTCGAGCCGGTCACTTTGGCTGGCCAGTCGGTTCCGTTGCGCGAGCTAACTAGGTAGAGGTCGACCACGTTTCCCGCTGTCGGAGCCGTCCCAGTTTCAACAATTAAATAAACCGTGTATTGTTGATCCCAGTCAGCACCAAGGTCAACAGATGCCCCCTGTTGGGCAGTAGCGTCTTGCAGATTGTTGAGCGACAAATCAGCCGTGACGCCCGTGCCGCCGTTTTGACCCCAAACTATCGCCGTCCCTTGGGAAACCTTGAACGAATCAGGCAACGCCATTGCTATTGATCTCCCTTGCTGAAACGATGTGCCCCAAGTCGATTTCGGGCAATCCTTCGGACTCGCACCATGTCACTTGCTTGTTTGCTAGTGCGTCGAGGCTTGCGACTTGTGCGGATGTTGCAAAACCGCATTGAACCATAGCCGCCAACATCCCTTGAGTCTCGGGCAAATCCATGTCGACATTCTGGATCTTCATCGAGTCGATGTAGCTCAGGATATTGATTGCGATGGATCGACATGGGTTGAGCGGATCGCTCTTGGCTAGTTCTAGATTGGCCCTGTAGCCGTTGGTCGTTGCGTGCGTAATAATGCTGGACGTCGGGACCAAAACTCGAACTTGAACTATTTCGGATTGGATCTCTAGCAACGCCTGCAAGTCGGTCATTGTCGCGAACTTGGCTTGCTTGAGCTTCGGGCAGAGTTTGATGTACAGTTGGCTCATTTTTGCTCCTTGCTGATCGCTGTGAGATTGCCTTTTAGCTCGTAGTACAATTTCCGCAATTCATCGCGATCTTTTTTGCATTCCGTGAACTCGACCGAAACCATGTCCACAAGCTCCTTGCTCTTGGTCGCGTCGCGAAAATACAAGTGGACAATCGCCCCTGCCATAGCACCGCCTGCCGTGGTGATTATCCCAAGCAGAAGGTTGTCGTTGGATGTAATCTGAGCCAATAAAAACATCATCTCACCGCCTCCGCTGCCTGCTCTAAGGTCGTGTAGCCTTTGATCGTCGCTTTCTTATCGCCGGATTCGACTTCAAACGTCGGCGTGAGCCCGTAGGAATGAACCTCGACGATGCCAACCGACCATCCCGCATCCATAAAACGCTGCATTTCGCAACGCTTCCACTTCTCGCATGGGGGGCAATTCTTCGAGACAAAAATCAGGATTTCGCGTTTGGTCTTTTCGTGCTTGTCCGAGGGGCTTGGCTGCGGGTCGATTTCGTGTCTTGGTACAAAAATCAATGGGCTTGGCATAGGATCGGCCTTTTTGTTAGCGTCGGCAATATGGTTCGGTTGAACTGTAAAGGATTCCTTGACAGTTGCGACCTCCTCAATCAGCGGCTTCGAGTCCTCGACAATGTCGCATTGCGTAGGGTCCGGAGCGACCGTAGGAATCGACGCCCAATAAAGCAAACCAAGTGCAAGTATCAACAAGATTGAACTCCCTTTTTCGTTCATCCTAGTGGCCTCGATTGCATCCAAGAAACCGCCCTTGGCCCCGGCGTCGACAAATCCGAGACGCCTACGATCGATGTGTATTCGTGTCGACAAAGAGCCTCAATAACCTCGGGGGAAACTTCGGTCCATGAGTCGTTGTGGCTGTTAATTCGCCAAATGTAGTTTCGGCCCATAGTGTCTTTGCGTTTCGAGTAGCCGAGCCACGCCGTAGCATGTCCACCGCCACCGCGAAGGCTGATTGATCTGAGTACGCCATCGCGAGCATAGAACGAATCATTCCAAAGAGTCCCGGTATGAACCGCGCCAACTCCAGAGGCTAGGTACTGAAAAATCGCATCATAGGATTCTAACCAAGTATGCGACCTGATTTTGAACTGGCCCGCTTTGGCCCGCATCGCATCGGTTACGATCGTTCGAGCGTTGTTTGGGTATGGTGTCCTGTATGGCAAATCTGCTTCGGGCAGCATCCCGATCGTGGTTGCGACCTTCAAGCCGCTGTTGATCGTCGAGCCCTTATCAACCCCAAATAGCCTGCCGCCGTCGAGCCGCTGAGACTCGAGGTAAGCGTAGAGCGACGACAATTGACGCTCGGCAGAAAAGCCGCCTTGGGCAAGAGCCCAAACGTACTCGCAGGAATTGGCAAGCGAAAAACCCTGGCAAGAGCCCATATTGCCTTGCTTGTCATGCCTCATCATTGGCCGAGGGTCGATTTCTTCGGGTGCCTCGTAATCGCCGACGCGAAACCCAAGCTCGGTCGAGGTTGCTCGGATCTCGTCGCGGTTCTCGATTGTTGGATTGTAGCCTGTGAAAAAATCACTCATCGTCTGCGATTACCTCCAAGCCGTCGAGCATTGGATTAACGACAAAATCAAACAACGCATCTGAGAGGATCTTGATTATCGCAAACGGAAACGCTGCAAAAAGCAACACAAACAAAATTACCCTAGCCGCGTACCGTCTTACCCGTTTCATTCGCCATCCTCCAGCCCTCGATTGTCGCCCGGACCCAAGGTGCCATCGGGAAGGATATCGTATTTGATGTGGTCGAGCTTTTGGGCCCCCATCGGATTGGATCGCTTGAGCCGCGACACCTTGAGGCCTAAGAAATAGCCTGCGAAGAAACATCCCGCCAGGAACGCCCCCACGCCGAAAGGCCCTGCCCAAAGGACGAGCTGAACGATGTACCAAGTGATTAGTCCGATTTCAGTCATTACCGATTTCCTTTTGTTGCCAAATCGCCTAGCGGACAGCATCCGCAAGGCTCTTGAGTTTGTTCGATGCCGTTAAGTTTTTCAAGTCGCTCTAGCCGCCGGATCTGGTCGCTTCGCACGCAAGCAAGAGCAATTAAAACACCCAAAGCCGCAAAAATCCCGAAAAAGCCAAGCCCAAAAAGGAACTGGAAGTCTTCGCGGTAGTGTTGGTAGTCCAGACCCCTGGCGTAAATATCCTCGGCCTGTGCTGGTTTTGTATTTGGGGCTTTTACGTCGCTCATTTACCACGCCCCCGCGATTTCTCGATTGATTTTTGCTATCTCGGATTCCTTGCCCGCAAACGTCACCGGCAATTTTAGCTCATCGATCGCCGAGTAAACCCGGTCGAGAGCCTCGCGATTTTTGCCGCCTGCATTGTCGGCAATAAACTTGGTCCATTGCTCTTGGTTGGATATTTCTCCGCTCTCGATCTTCGCTGCCGCATCGAGAAAAGCCTGTTTGTACGCCGCTCGAATTGATGGAATCGTCGACCGGACGACGGCAGTTACCCCGACAGGCCTAGATGGATCACCTCCCTCCTTTGGCTGTTGGTTCATCACGTAGAGGACCAAGCCCCCAATGATTACCCAAGGAATCCAGTTGTCTTTTTGCTTCGCCATCGTCACTCCAATTAGGACCCCTGCCAACTCACCGAGCCCCTATTCGCTTGGTAAAGTTCGGGTTGGCTAGGGGTTATTCGTCGTCGTCGTCGTCGAACATCTCAACCAGCAAAGGAACCTCGACAGTTTCCTTGAATTCGCCTGCGTTGTACGCCACCAAAAGCATCGTTTGCAACGGCACCGCCTTGTATTCGTACGCCGTCAAATAGCCGTTGTCTTTGGCCCATTTCCAGGCTTTGAACGCCAATTGCATCAGGGCGAAAATCAAGGCTAATGTGGCCGGATCAATGAATTTGTAAGCCGGCTTGCCCTTGCGATGCTCAGCAAAAAGCTTTCGCCTAAGCGATCGCTTGGCCTTTCGCTCGTTGCCATCGGCCTCAGCGTAACACTCGGCAAAAGTCGCTTCGTGAGCTTTGGCCGCTGTTTGCAGTCGCTCTAAGAAACTCACTTTGCCACCTCATCGGGCTTGGGCAGGGGTCGGACCGAATCGCCAACGATCCACGCCCCAATAACCCAAACCAATTGCTGGATCTGATCTTCGCTGAGCGGTACGCGATCCTTCAACACAACCACGGCAATCGTAGCCGCTGCCGCCCAAAATCGCTTGCTCTTGACAAGTTCGCCTAAGTTCATGGTTTTTCTCCTTTCCAACATCTTATCCCCAGTCAAGGGGGTTGACAATCACCGGAGGCCCGAATTTCGCTTTTGCCGCTTCCTGGCCACCGGCTTGGACTTTGGCCGCCCTCGCCCCGGTCGCTCTTGGTGGAGCCCGTATTGCTTGTTTACTGCCTCGAAAATGAACCGGGCCATTGTCCAGCCTTTCGACTCGGCGATTTTGGACCACGCCGCCCATACTTCGGGAGGCTGGATTATGTTTTTGCGTTTGGTCATTTGCCTGCCTTGCTCCGTAAATCCTCGATCCAAAACTGCCCCGGGTCAAAAACATCCGCCGAGTACACCGCCACGCCAAGAGCCGCCCAAAAGTGAGTCGCCACGCCGTAGAGCTTGCCCGGTTGTTTCTTGGTCCCAACCTTGCCGAAGCGATCGATAAGAGCCTGCCGGACGTTGGCATCCTTGGCTTTCATCGAGTTGCACAGGTGTAGTTTGACCGCTCGACGCGGGACAAGGCGCAAGTGCCAACTGCGATCGTACAAGAGCGACGCAAACCAGCCAATGCCCGCCACTGTGCGAAATGTCTCTTGACCTACCGCCATTCCGAAACACTCAATCCATTCAATCGAAACGTGGTCGACACCCTTGAGTAGCGGCCCGATCTCAAACGATCCAAGCTTGAACACCGGAATCGATTCAAGCCTGATAACCTTTTCCGCTACAGCATCCCACCAAACAAACGCACTCTCGACCGGCCCGGGGTCAATTCCTAGATAGATCATTCGCCCACCTCCTTTCGTCGCTTGCGGTTGGCTCTAATCGCCCTGCGAACAATTTGATAGCCGCGATCAAGGGCCTTGGCGTAGGTCGTTTGTTTAATGCGGTTGCGATAATCGTCCGCTTTCCTGCCCCACATAGCACGCCGACAGATTTTCCTTGCTTGCCTGAGTTTCATTCGCCCGCTTCGCTTTCCTTTTTTTCTTCAAGTTTTTCAATCGCGGTACGATAGGCAACGGATTTACCCAGCTGGTAGTTAGCTGATTTTACGTCACCAGTTGGTATGATCTTATTCATTCGGGTTATTGCTTCAAGGCGAAGCCCCTCAAGGTACTCGATAAATTCTTTGCGTGTCATTCGCCTACCTCCTTAATCAGTCGATCTAAGTACCATCGAGCCTTCTTCAAATCTTCAACGCCGTTTTTCTTGTCGTACCGCCAAAGGTACTTTATCGCGTTGCCGCGAAGGTAGCCAAGAAAGCCGCCGCCTAAAGCCACTTTCATCGCCTCGATACATTCGATGCCGCCTTGCTTGTAGTGCGAAGGGTTGATGGGGTCGCTAGTTCGCCCCCTTGCCTCCATAATGCTCTCGATGAACTGATCGGCATCTACGCCATCCATGCAGGGGCTAGAAGCCAAAGGCTCGCTCGAACTATCCTGGATTTTTGGAGAGTTGACTGGCTCGATGTTTTCTAAGTTTACGCAAGATCCCGGCCATCCCCGCATCGAGTACTGCGCGTAAGTTTCGCTGTACGATTCAATTTCGTAGATGTCGCCTGTTTCAATCAAGCGAACCCTTTCGCCTACCTTCGGCGCCCAAGCCTCGCTCGAACTATCCGGGATTTCCGAAGGGCTGGATTCAGTTGTTAAGGATTCCTTGATAACTGGCTCTGGTATCGGCTCTACAGGCACCGCGATCCGGCATTGGTTCCAATGCGGTGCATATACGTAGCTCCTGGTCTGAGGCTGGGCCTGAAAGCGCCAAGCTCTTGAATTGTGAACACAAACCAAAACCCCTGATTTCCATGGCTCGTCATGATAGTCCCGCACTTCGCAATCAATCGGACCATTCTTTAAATCAACTAGCGTCGGCTCTCGATACTTTTTCGCATCCGGTTCTTTAACTGGCGGTTCGTTCACCGCATGATTCGCCGCCCAAATCGCCTTCATGGTTCGCTCGGCCAGCTTCTGCGCTGGGGTCGGCTCTTTGGCTTCCGGCTCGACGGGTCGGCAATGTTCTGCATATGTCCACCAAGTAGTCCCCATGCCCCCCTTAACCCTTACTGAGTCGTTGCCTGTGTCGATTACCTTGCACAATACCCAAACCTTATCGCCTGCTTTGTAGCTACTCACCTTGCACCTCGATTCCTTTATTGTGTTTCGATGTCAATTCCTTCGCGTCGAGCATTTCCGATTCGGGTCGCAGGTCGCTTACTACTGTCCAAAAGCCACCTCCACACAAGCCTTGAACTCGAACCCCTCCTATTACGAACCCCTCTACGATAACCTTGACCCAAGCCTTATCGCCCACTTTCAGTTGCTCACTCACCTTGCACCTCGATTCCTGTTTTTGAAAACTCTTTGTTCGCCGCCCAAAAACTTTGGCCGTAAACTTCCGTTGTCAGCCTCGCGCTAACATTGTCGACTTCGGCCACCTTGGCTTTAACCCAAACGGTATCGCCGACTTTCACTTGCCCGCCCTCCTTGCTGGATGGTTCTTGTTTGTCAGTTGTCTCACGCATTTCAATAACTCCTTGTTCCTTGCCTGTAGTTCCTCAACTTGCCTTTTAAGTTTCCCAGCTTCACGTTGAAGCGTTCGGACTGTTGCTCGTAGTGTTGGTTTACTTTCCTTCATGCTTAATTCGCTCATCGTCGACGATAGCCCCGAGGGCCTGGAGTTGATACCGCTCCCAATGCTGGCCTTCGCTTAGCATCATATTGATCGCCATTTGAAACGCTCCAGCCGCCATACGATCGTAGCCGCTAAAGTCCCTTGGGTTCATCGCGCTTAACGCCGCCTCTGCGTACCGCCTGAATTGCTCCCTGTCTTCCATTTGCTGCTTGTTCATTTTGAGCCTTTCTAGAAATCGTTAAAGTTACCGTTACGTTCTTCCATCCCAACAACCTTACCCCGCAACATTTTCAAATCGCACGCTGCGATTCGACCGTTACGGAATTTTCCGACTTGGCAGGTCATTGATTCGCTGCCCCTGTCCTCTCGATGGAGAAACAGAACGACGTCCGAATCTTCCTCGATAGACCCTGTTTCCTTTAAGTCTGCTAGCGTCGGCATTTGCCCTTCGGCAGTTCTGCCAACTTGGGCTAGCGATATGATCGAAATATCATACGCCTTGCTCATTCGGGCAATCTCATTCGATACGTGTGAGACCTGTAGCCGCCTGTCGGATATTCCTTTTTGAGCCTTGACTAATTGAATGTAGTCAATCACTACTAGCTTGGTCCCGCGCTTTGCCATGTCGGTTCTGATTCGGCTTTCGATCTTGGCTATCGACGCCCCTGGACAATGCCACACTTCGCAGGGGACTCCCTTAAAAGCGTATAGCGTCCCTAGCATTTCGGATAATTGGGTATCCGTGAAACTCAGGTAGTTTAAATCTTGCATCGTCGCGGACGTATCCCGAAGGGCCAGCCTAGACCCGCAATCATCGAGTGACATTTCGACCGAGACGAATAGCGTTGGCACTTTCTCGGCCTGAGCCACCCGCAAGGCTATCTCCATTCCGAGAGCCGATTTCCCGATCGACGGCCTAGCCCCGATGGTAATGTACCCGTTAGGCATCCCGCCCATGAGCATCGCATCGAAAGCCGGTATTCCAGTTTTGAGAACCGGAGACTTGCCAGCCTTGCGAAGGGCCTCTAGTTTCTCGATCTTCGCAAATACGATCTGCTCGCAATCCTTTTGGCTGTCGCTGCCCATATCGCCAACAATCAAAGCCGCCGAGGACATTTCATCCGCGATCCTGTCCGGGTCGAAGCTAACATCGGTTCGGATCTCTTGGGCAAAATCATCGATCATTACCGCAAGTTTTCGACGCCTGGACCATTTCGCCACCTCTTCGGCGTAGTATCGAACATGGTGCGGAACTGCTGTCCGGATCATTTCAGCGAACTTGGCAGGGCC